AGCAGCGCAAGCCTTTAGACGGTTGGCCCGGGGGAACTTATTACCCCCCGGGCGCCATCAACCCACCGGTCACATAGTGACCAGACGATCCGCATGTTTGCGGAATCGTTGCACGGTACTAAACCCTCGCCATCAGGTAAGGGTCCCACGCCGTGCGTTCGTACCAAGGACAGTGGTCGGCCAAGAGCCAATCACCATCTCTCGAAGGATCTAACGTAAGAGCTTCCCGAGGTAACTCGGGCAGACAGATATCATAAGGAATAGGAGGGAAAGCGCACGTTGCGCCAACCATCCCAACCTTAGTGTCTCGACCCCAATAGCTCGGGGTTCGGAGGCGACTAAGAGTTTTATGTATCCATACTTCTTCAAAGACTTCTGAAGAAGAGCTCCTCTGTGTTAGCCAGTTTATCAGACCTAGAGTCTGAGGAAACTCAACCGGAATCACTTGGGGGATCAGCCGCTTGCGCGGCTCGTCCCCTGTGACCAAGGAAGAATCGTCCTCAGGATCAATACCTCCCCACAATTTCTGCGGGATGATATTGCGCCACTTCAAATGGAATGAGAGAATCTCCGGTGAAAGTATACACCGAAGTATCCTCGAGTCCCACATCAGTAGGCGATTAAGTATTCTGATTACGTCCGTTTTGGAACGTACTGGTCCCCACAAGTAAAATGGGGTCACTTCGATACCGCTGTCATAGTGCCTTCCGCAACTTTCACGAAAGGAACCTGACCATGCCGACTTCTTAGTATTAATCTTGAAGCCGTAAAACGCGAAGACCTTTACAAGTCTCCGCGCAGCGGTTGACGGGGCGATTATATCGTCCCCGTATACGGAAATCTTCCCTTTAAGCCCTGATAACCAACATACTGCGCGTACTATTGCGTAGAATATCAGTGTTTCAAGTTCAAAGGTGAAGCCATTCCCCATGCTTGAGAACATCTGCAAATGATGGAGTTCACCATCGACAGACGTTTCGTGCACCCTAAGATCATCAAGGAGCGACCACCATTCTACAGGTAGAAACTCCATGACTAAGCATTGCGATATAGAATCGCTAGCTGCAGAGAGATCGATCGTAGCCAAACCGCTTTTAACGGCGATTCGGGCAAGATTCTGATTTACGGACTGATCACGAAGATCAATGCCAACTCTCTGTCTTAGACGGGAACGGATATGCTTTCCAACACTACGTTGGAGCAACATATTGATCTCCGGCTCTTTACAGGCCGGTCGATCTATTTCCGCGTTCTTTGGTACAGTAAATAGCACGCTATACTCTTGAGTCATCGTCT